ACTCGCGAGAAAAGCCGGAGTAACGGTTCCTTTGTCGTTTCAAACTGGCGAACCGCAAGTCAATAACCTCGCTTCAGGATTCTTGCATCAAGTTCAAGGGCGCATTCCAAAAGAAGATTTCGATCGTTTGCATTCATGGTGGCTGCAAAAGCACCCCGGAGACAAGCAATTCGGCCCTGCTCCGGGCAAAAAATATCTTCATGTTGAAGAAGTCCAAGGTGACTGGGGCCAAAAAGGTCGTGGTCGTTTTGGCGAACGAGATGATATGAGCAAAGATGCTCTTCATCAAGAATATAAACGCCTCGATGATGAATATGATAATATTTATGATGAATATTCAAAAGCAAAAGACAAAATTTATAATGAGCTTTACGTTCCTGTTTATCAACATCAAGATCGTTTTGAAAAATTACGTTATACGGATGAAGGCGATCGTTATACCGATTATTGGAGAAATCTCAGCCGAGATGAAAAAGAAAAAATTTTAGAAGATCATCAAAAAGAATATTATCGTTTGGCTAATATTGCCGATAAACAATGGGACGATCACCAAAATAATAATTTTAAAGGAACGGAAGTTGAACCAATTAGCAAAAAATTAGGTGAATTTGCCGATTTAAGGGACGAAGCATACGAAAAATACAGAAAAGCCAGAGAGTCAGTTCCTCCTGGTCCGCACGTCACCGACACTGACAAATGGACCAATCTTGCGGTGAAGCGGCTTCTCAAAGAAATGGTCGATGGCGGCTATCATGGAATCGTTTTGACGAATGGCGATCAACAAAGCAAACGCTGGATGGGGCAACCGGGCGTGAAAAGTTATTACGACGAAACCCTTGAACCAGCAATCGAAAAGGCTTTCAAGTCTCACGATCCTGCGGCGGGTAAAATCAAAAACAGAACTTTCCCATTGACGAAAAAAACCCACGTCACGTTCGATTATCCGCATGTCGCGGAAACGGTTGGGATGCCATATGACCGAGATTCTCCTGATTATCATAATCAGCGCGTAGCGGTGCACGATTATTGGCGTAATTTAACGCAATCCGAACGCGACCAAGTCGAAATGAATTGGAGAAACAAGGGCAATGATTACCAAGAACAAACCATTGCGGATTTGCCTCTTTATGAAACCACGCCCAAGGCCAATGAATCGATTTCGAACAATCAAAAATTGTTCCGGCGCGGCGGCGACGTAAAAGCTCCAGTTGCCAAATCGAAAAACAAGATGCATACTCCCGCGATTATTGGGCAAGCGCTCAATAAAATCCATTCGTTGCCGCGCGACATGGATTCAACCCTCAGCGGCCAACAGGGACGCCTGTTCTAACAACCTCCGGAGCCACCCATGTCTCAGACCGCCAAGACCTCGCGGGACGCTATGAAAGCCAAGGCAAAGCGCCTTGCTTCGGCCGACCCTCATACGAAAGTTGATTCATCCGATTGGACGCCTCCTCCTGCCGAAAATGCCAGTGTTCAAACGGGCATGCGCCCATTAAGCAAGCGGGCTTACAAAAAGGGCGGAAAAGTCATCGGCAAAGCCGAAGGCATGAAAGCTGCGCATCGTGCCGACCGCGCTCCACGCAAGAGCGGAGGTCGCTCCGAGCCAGATCGTGCGCATCGTTATTTGACACCGGACAATTTGATCAATCGTGATGTCCGCATGGCAAACGAAGCTCGCGAGGGCACGAAGCATATTGGTGGTTTGAAACATGGGGGCAAGGCCCACAAATTCAGCGGTGGCGTGGGTGAAAACCCTGTCGGTTCACAAAACAAAATGATGGGCCAAGCTGCTGGAATGATGAAAAAGGGTGGTCGTGCTCATAAGTTGAGCGGTGGCACGCTTCAAAATTACCTTGAAGCTGCCCGTCCAGAGCTTGCCGTCAGCAAAATGATGGGCGATGAAGAAGGCGTGCGGAAGCGTTCCGCCGGAATCCGCAATGCCTCGAATAAACTTTCGGGCGTAGCAAATGCAGGCAATGCACCATTTGAGATGCCTGATTACGGCGAAATGTATCCGGGCAAAAAGCGCGGCGGCAAAACGGATGGCCATAAAGTCGAATGGCTGCACCATAAAAAGCCGCATCACGCTCATGGTGGCAAAACGCACCCGGATGAAGCCGAAGATAAAAAACTCATTAAAAAGATGGTGAAGCCGTCTTCTCTCGAGCATCGTACTCATAAATTGAGCGGCGGTTTGCTTTCTCGCTATCTGGAAAAAGCTATTTCCGATCGTCATGGAAAACTTTCTCAAGCTGGTAAACAAACTCGTGCGGCGGAAAAAATTTATGACAGCCCATCGTGGTCTAGAAGTTCCAATTCTTCAAAAATGGCAGAAGGTTTGCAACAAAACGCTTGGGATAAAATTGACAAAGCAAATAAACGTGATGTTGGGATTTCTTTGGCAAAATCTAAATTAACCGGACAACCAATGGAACAGGTTAATAAACAATGGTGGAATCCTAAAATACCAGAAGGAAAAACTGCAAAAATCCGAGCAACAGATGAATCGCCAATGAAACGTGGTGGTTCGGCTCATCCGCATGACTGCAAATGCCACAAGTGCTGGGGCGGCAAAGCTGAAAAGAACAAAGGCGGCGGCGTTTTCAAAGGCGAAGGCTATCCGTTCAAAGTTCCCGGTGAAGTCAAGGGCGGACGCTCGGCCCATGCCCATGGCGGCAAAGCTGGAAAAGGCAAGATGAACGTGAATATCATCATTGCCTCCGGTCACCATGACAAAGGCGCAATGGGCGGTCAGCCAATGCCGAACGCACCCGTTTCTCCGCGCACGCCTCCAGTGGGCGCAGGAGCGCCGATGCCTCCTCCGGGGATGATGCCTCCGGGCGGTGGCGCACCGGGCGCTGGTGGGCCTCCTATGCCTCCTCCGGGCATGATGCCACGTAAGTCGGGTGGTCGCACGACTTATCCAATCGATTCGGGCGCTGGCGGCGGAGAAGCTCGCCTCGAAAAGATCAAGGCCTACGGGCTCACGCCTCCACGCAAGAAATAAATTTCTCGGGCGTTTCTCCACGCCCGATGAGAGGAGGACCGGGCGCTCCCCTCTGGGTGCTCGGTCCAGCCACTGAAAGGAACAGTTTGTGCTAACAACAAAAGATCGGCTCGTTTATGAGCTGAGGCTGATGATAAAACAAGATTATGAACAGTTGCGCGACAATATCGCAGCAGGTTCTGCTCAAAATTTTGATCAATATCAAAGGCAAGTTGGAAAGATTCAAGGGCTAAGTGCAGCTCTCGAATACATTGACGAGGCTGAGGCCATCGCCAATGGAGTTAAAAACAGAGGGGAATAAAAATATGCCAGCAATGTCCATGTTTCACGAGAGAGATCCTCGTGAGCTGTTGCTCGAGAAAATCGGTTCAGTCGAAGATTTCGAGCTTTTCAACAATCAGGTTCTGATTGCGCTTTACATTCGTCCAACGAAAACCAAAAGCGGAATCCACCTGACTGATAAAACCGTCGACGAAGATATCTACCAAAGCAAAGTTGGCCTTGTTATGAAGCTCGGCCCAACAGCTTTTCAGGATGATTCGGGCGAATGGTTCAAAAATGTCACCATAAAAGAGGGCGACTGGATTGTTTCGCGCCCTTCGGATGGTTGGACAATCACCATAAACAACGTACCATGCCGGATCTTGAGCGATGTGAACGTGCGCGGACGCATCCAAGATGTTGATCAGGTGTGGTGATGGAGCAACAAATGTCGGATACAGAAGACGAACACCTCGAGATCGAACTCGAGCCGTTGGAAAGTGAAAAACCAGCGGAAGAAATAAAGGTTGAGAAGGCTGAAGAGCCTGAAAAACCGATGAAACAAGAAATTTCAGCTGATGAAGGTATTCGCGAGCTGAAATTTAAACTCGAAGAAGAGCGTCTTGCTCGCCTCGAAGCCGAAAAACGGGTGAAACAGGCAGCGGAACAGGCTTCTTTGGCAAAAAGCGAGGTCGATGACACGAATCTAAAGCTCATCGACAACGCAATCGATACGGTGAAGAACAATCAGCTCTCGCTGAAGCGTTCTTATGCCGATGCACTTGCGCGTGGCGACCATGAAGAGGCCGCTGATATTCAAGTGCAAATGTCCGAAATCGCAATGCAAAAAATGCAGCTCGAAAACGGCAAAACAGCTTATCAAAACCGCATGGAACAGGCGAAAGTCGCTCCTCCGGTTCAAAATGATCCGGTCGAAATGCTTGCATCCCAGCTTTCTCCGCGCTCGGCGGACTGGGTTCGCTCTCATCCGGAATATGCAACCAATCCTCGTCTTTATCAAAAGATGATTGCGGCGCATAATCTTGCGATGGCTGATGGGCTCGAGGCAGATTCCGACGATTACTTCAATACAATCGAAGATACGTTGAAAATTGCGCCCCGCCAAGCCGTTCAGCAGGATGAATCCGCGCTTTCGGCTGCTTCCGCACCAACCTCTCGCCGCTCGGCTCCTCCGGCTGCGCCTGTTTCGCGTTCTCCAACCACCAACTCCGGCGCTCGGCCGAATGTTGTCCGGTTGAATTCGCAAGAACGTGAAATAGCAAGCATGATGGGCATGACTGATCAGGAATATGCCAGAAATAAGATGGCCCTGATCAAAGAAGGCAAACTTAACTGATTGGATGAACAATGACAAAAGCTACTGAAACTATCGCTCGTCGCGAAATGCGCCCACCCGTCCGTGCGGACGACCCACGGGCACTTGCTGCAAAGCGTGCAGCGGAAATCCGCAACAACTCGTCGGACCTCGACGATGGGATCGATGAATTTGCGACTCCACCCGCTCCCGATGGCTGGACATATGAATGGAAACGCAAGTCATCCATGAATATGGAAGATGTTTCCCACATGAACCATGTTCGGCGCACAGGCTGGACGGCTGTTCCGGTTGAACGCCACCCAGAAATGATGCAAGTTGGCGCAGAAGGTTCCATCGAGCGCAAAGGCATGCTTCTCATGGAGCGTCCAGAAGAAATTACCCTCGATGCAAAAGCGAGAGAACTTCGCGATGCGCGTCAGCAGGTGAACATCAAGTCTGGACAAATGGATCCAAAGGGTAAAGGCGGTTTATTGAATCGTCAAGACTCGCAAGTTGCTCCAAAGATCTCGAAAAGCTACGATTTCGCGATTCCGGAAGAATAAGATCGAACGGGGGCCGAGAAATCTTTCATCGGCCCCTTTTCTTTCTGCAAATATCAGGCATACTGTTCGACATTCTTCCCCCGGTGTGGAAGATAAACCTTTTTCCGTTTCTTAGTCGCCCCGGTGTGCGATGATGGAACTCTCTGAGAGGAGAACCCGTCATGGCCAATACTTTTGCGCCCAGCGGCTTTCTACAATATCAGGGTGGTGCAGGCGGCGCTCCGACGTTCGCGCAATCCGCTCGTCGTATTGCTTCGGGCAACACGACTCCAATTTTCACTGGCGACCCTGTTCAGCCTGTGACTTCAACCGCCAACGGCTACATCACCCAAGCTACCGCAGGTGGCTCGGTGCAGCTCGCTGGTATTTTCGTCGGCTGTCGTTATTTGGCTACGGCGCTTAACCGTGTTGTCTGGTCGGCTTATTGGCCGGGTTCGGGCGCAACGGGTGACGTAGAAGCCTATGTTATTGATGATCCAAACGCACGTTTCATTGTTCAGTCCTCTGGCTCGGGCTTCCCAGTCACCGGAACTGCAACATCGCAAACCTCTGGTGTTCAGGGTCAGCTTGTCACGTTCGCTTATTCGACCACGGGCGCAACGTCGGGCAACTCGACAGGCGGCAACAACAGCACGGGCCGCTCGACGGCTTATGTCAATGCTACCGCAACCACCAACACCTCGCCATTCATCATCGTCGACTACGCCGTGGGTATCGGCAACGGCGGCGACTTAACCACTCAGTACTGCAATTTGATTGTCGGCTTCAACAACGAAGTCTGGCGTTCAAACTCTGCTGTAACTGGTATCTCGTAAGGAGTGAAGTGTCATGGCTGTTAATCTTAGTCAGATCAAAGACCTTCTCCTCCCCGGCTTACGTGGTGTCGAAGGCAAGTATGAGCAGATCCCGTCGCAATACGACAAGATATTTACGAAACATGATTCAAAGATGGCCCTCGAACGTACCGCTGAAATGCGTTACCTCGGCTACGCCCAGCTCAAGACCGAAGGTGGCCAGACCGCTTTCGATTCGGGCGCTGGCGAACGCTTCGTCTACAATCAGGAACACACGGAAATTGGTCTCGGTTACGCGATTACCCGCAAGGCAATCGACGACAACCTTTACAAGACCCAATTCCAGCCTTCCAACCTTGGCCTCGTGGAATCTTTCCACCAGACGAAGGAAATCTACGGTGCGAACATTCTGAACACGGCGCAAACCTACAACGCTGCAATCGGCGGTGACGGTGTTGCACTTTGCTCGACGGCGCATCCAATCGACGGTGGCTCGATTGCGAACACCCCAACGACTCAGGTTGACCTCAACGAAGCAACGCTGCTGAATGCGATGATCGCAATCCGTACGAACTTCCGCGATCAGGCTGGTCTAAAGATCTTCGCACGTGGCCGCAAGCTCGTCATCCCACCAGCTCTCGAGCCAGTGGCCATCCGCCTCCTCAAGACGGAACTCCGTCCGGGTACGGCAGACAACGATGTCAACGCAATCATGACCACTGCAGGTGGCTTGAGCGAAGGTTACATGGTCAACGACTTCTTGACCTCGTCCTACGCTTGGTTCCTGCTCACGAACATTGATGGTCTCGCTTATATGGAGCGCATCAAGTTCGAAACGGACATGCAGGTTGACTTTGTTACGGACAACTTGCTCGTGAAGGGTTATGAGCGTTATTCGTTTGGCTATTATAACTGGCGTTCGATTTACGGCTCGTTCCCAACCTCGTAAGGAGAAGGCACTATGGCTGATACCGCATTCTCCGGTCCACTGATTGTGTTTGGGCAAAACCCAACACAGCCTTCGGACTACAACCCAGACTTAGGCTCCTCGCTATTTTATGCGGGGGGCGGCATCCTTGATCCGCGCCAGCCTTTCACCTATCTTCCTGGTGAAGCACAGTCGGCGCAGGATTTCGGATGGTATGGCTTCAGTGACATTGTTTCGTTCACTGGCGTTCCATACACAAACGCAGCAGCAGCCATCGTGGCTTCTGCAAACGCAACGAGCGCAACTCTTACGATCGTTTCGACTAACTCCGCGACCACTGGCGTTTATTATTCTTCTGTGTTCACACGGTCGGATACGGGCGCAACGGATACGGTTCTTGCTTTGGATGCTTATGCTTCAGTCACCGCTTCGGCAACGAACGGCGTTCTGACGGTTACGGCAAATAGCG